AGGTTCAACATTGTTCTAAAGAGCAGACAGTTAGGTCTCTCTACTATTACAGCTGCTTTTGCCCTGTGGAGAGCTATGTTCTACAGGGAAAAGAACGTTCTCGTAATTGCAACAAAGATGGCAGTTGCTACGAACTTCGTCCGCAAAGTGAAGACGATGTTGGAAGGACTCCCCAAGTGGTTGATAGTCCCCGAGATAACTTCAGAGACGAAGACTTCGATAGAGTTCTCAAATGGCTCAATAGTCAAGTCTGTCCCTACTTCTGAAGACGCTGGTCGATCAGAGGCACTGTCTTTGCTAATCATCGATGAGGCTGCATTCATTAGAAACTTCGATGAGCTGTGGAAGGGCCTATACCCTACACTTTCCACGGGTGGATCTGCAATAGTTCTTAGCACACCAAACGGTGTAGGAAACCAGTACCACAGGCTGTGGGTTGATGCTGAAGAAGGAAAGTCGGCATTCCATCCCATCAAGCTAATGTGGGATGTCCACCCAGAAAGAGATCAAGGGTGGTTCGACAACGAGTCTAAGAACATGACAAGGAAGCAAATAGCACAGGAGCTTCTCTGTGACTTTGCTTCTTCCGGTGACACATTTCTCGGTGCAGAAGATCTTGAAAAAGTCAGGATGGGGTGCAGGCAACCTCTCGAGACGTGGGGACCTGAAAGAGGAGTTTGGGTGTGGAAGTATCCCATACCCGATCACAAGTACGTTTTGTCTGCAGATGTTGCAAGAGGAGACTCCAACGACTATTCGACAGTCGAGGTGTTCGATGTCAATGAGTCGGAGCAAGTCTGTGAGTTCAGAGGAAAGATACCTCCAGACCAGTTTGGGATTCTCATCAACGAGATAGGGATGAGATACAACAAGGCGCTGGTCTGTCCTGAGAATAATACATACGGTTTCGCCACTATCACGAAACTCAGAGATATGGGATACCCTAATCTTCACATCAACGACAAAAGATATCTCTACTCAGTAGAGATTCCCATTGGAAAGTACGGCTTCAACACTAACGGATCATCGAGAGGTCCTACACTGACCAAGTTTGAAGAGTACATCAGAATGGGCAACGTGAGGATATACTCAAGTCGACTTGTGGACGAGCTGAAGACGTTCGTTTGGCTTGGAGATTCTCCTCGCGCTCAGAAAGGATTCAACGATGACCTTGTCCTTGCTGCAGCGATAGGCTGCAGCCTATTCGATCCTTCCAACAAGGGAAGCTCTAACAGTGAAGCTTACAGGGCAATGCTTGCAGGTTTTTCTGTAAACAGTTCAACACGCCTCCCGCAGCCTATTTTCACAGGGAACGTCAACCCAATGAAGCCTGTGAACTATGACACAAGATATTTTGAAGCCAGCGATATGCCAATCCCTCCAGAGTTACTCTGGATGTACCGCTGATGGTTACTGGGAGTGAAGAGGTGATAAAGTAGTCCCATGGCTAAACAGCAAGAAAATCTATTTGCAAGACTGACAAAGCTTTTTAGGTCTGGACCTGTCATAAGAAGAAAGGTCAAGGACTACACTGAACCTACCGCGTCATCAGCCTACGAACTGTTTCGCAGGAATGTTTCAGACGTCTATGCAAGCACTATCTCAGCATACGGTGCCTATGACCGCATGTCGAGATATTCTGACTTCTCTGAGATGGAGGCGACTCCTGAGATTGCCTCAGCCCTTGATATCTACGCTGAAGAAACTGCATCACAGGACGACACTGGTAGGGTTCTGCACATTTACTCTGAAGACAGAGTTGTGAGAGACCTTCTCAATAATCTGTTCTATGACGTTCTTAACGTCGACTTTAATCTTCCCATGTGGGTAAGAAATCTCTGCAAGTATGGAGACTTCTTCTTGTTCATGGACGTTAATCCCAAATACGGTGTCATCAATGCTTATCCCATCCCGATTTCAGAGATGGAAAGGGAAGAAGGGTATGATCCGAAAGATCCCATGGCCGTTAGGTTCAGATGGATCACAAGAGGGAACACGATACTGGAAAATTGGCAGGTGACCCACTTCCGTCTTCTCGGCAATGACGCGTTTCTTCCTTACGGCGCGTCAGTCCTTGAGTCTGCTCGCAGAATATGGCGACAGCTGATCCTTATCGAAGACGCGATGATGGTCTACAGGATTGTCCGTGCACCAGAGAGAAGGGTGTTCTACATCGACGTAGGCAATGTTCCTCCTGAAGAGATCGAGAACTACATGCAGCAGGCACAGACAAGTCTGAAGCGCAATCAGGTCGTAGACAAGTCAACCGGAAAGATGGACCTTCGCTACAACCCAATGAGCTCGTTAGATGACTACTTCATCCCAGTGAGAGGTGGTGAGTCTGGTACCAAGATCGATACTCTAGCAGGTGGACAGAACGCTGCAGCAATCGAGGATGTCCAATACATCCAAAAGAAACTATTCGCCGCCCTGAAGATCCCGAAGGCGTACCTCGGGTATGATGAGGAGATCGGAGCAAAGGCCACACTTGCTCAAGAAGACATTAGGTTCTCGAGGACCATCTCAAGGATCCAGAAGGTCGTTGTCTCAGAGCTCAACAAGATTGCGATGATTCATCTGTACTCCCATGGTTTCACAGACGAAGATCTTCTAAACTTCACACTAGCGCTGAATAATCCCTCGTCTGTGGCACAGTTGCAGAAACTTGAGCTTATCAAGACCAAGTTCGAGATAGCTGGAGCAGCACCGGAAGGTGCAGTAGACAGGAACTGGATTAGAAAGAACATCCTTGGCCTGACAGACGAAGAAATAGAGAAAGTCAAAGAGGGTAGAAAGTCTGATAAGGTTGAAGACCTCGAGGTTGAAGCCTCAAAGCCTGAGGCTGCAGCCGGTGAAGCTGAGGGTGGTGCTGAGGCAGGTGGTGGCGAAGGTGGTGGGTTGTTCGGCGGTGAAGAGGCTGGTGGTGAAGAGGCCGGAGGCGGTGCAGAGGCCGGCGGAGAGGCCGGAGGCGAGGCCGGTGACCTATTCGCAGGAGACTTTAAGACAGGCAATCTTCTTGGTGAGGAAGACGGAGTTCCCATCAGGCCACAGCAGTTTTCGACAAGGGAAGCGAAAAATGTTTTCGGCGGCAACATAGGCAGGAAGAGAAGAAGAACTTCTAACAGCAAAGCCCAAGTACCGGGATTTCTTGAGATGACTTTGGACGATCACCCACAGTCGACCTCCAAAAAGCCTTACGGCTACGATGCAGAAAATCCTGACTCAGAAAGCATAGGTACTTCACTCTACAGCGCAATGTGGGAAGAAAGAAGACCTTCAAGTAAGCCGAGAATTACTTCTGAGTTTGATTCTCTGCTAAAGTCCTACGGTACTCGGATAAATAGACAAACTGGCAGAGGAGTCATTGCAGAAAATGACGAATCACGGGAAGACACAGATGAGTAAGACGGCAAAGCACAACAAGAAGCGCAATGTTGCTCTCATCTATGAGCAGCTGATACGTTACATCTCAAGATCACTAGTAGAAGGTGATAGCGAGAGAGCCAAGGTCGCGATGGGGATTGTGAAAGAGCATTTTGCGAAGGGAACTCATCTTTACAAAGAGTTTCGCCTCTTCAACGCTCTTCTCAGGACTACTGTCGACAACGAGAGACTTGCCGAGAGGATTGTCTCTGAAGCCAGAGCAGCAGCCAAAACCCATGACCCATCAGCGCTGGATCGTGAAAAGAGCAAGCTCATTTCTTCGATAAACAAGAGGTTGAATGAGTCGAATTTCTTCGACACCAAGATTCCCGAGTATAGGGAGCTTGCAACTGTCCAGACACTTCTGAACGAGTGGAGGAAGGGAAGCGAGTCTCATATCCCAACTGTCGTTAGTTACGAAGAGAGAGCTCGAAAAATTCTCATGACCGAGAAGAACATCCCAGAGCTGCTGAAAACTGAAAACGTCAGTGGCGTAACTGTCAAAATAATGAGAGAGAAAGTTGCGCAAAAGTTCGGCAATGAGATGAATGAATCGCAGATCGGTCTTATCATGTCATTCGCAAAGAAAGACGAAAACGAGACCAGACGTATCATGGCAGAGACGAAAAGAGAGTCAATCAAGATTCTTGAGAGGTTCTCGAAGGTGAACACTAACCAAGTCCTCGCTGAAAAGATAAGACCTGTGATTGAGAGCGTGAGATCTCTTGATGAAAGAATAGTAAGCGAAGAGAACATAGCGAGACATCTGCTACTTTCCAAAATGGCTGAGGAGATAGCTAGGGAGGATGAAGATGCCAAGTGAAAAGTCAATGAAGCTGCTCACCGAGTGGACAGCATTCTCCTACACACCTGAGATGATCAAGGAGAGCCGTGACAAGAACGGCGGTAAGGTCATCATGAGAGGAATACTTCAGAAGTCTGAGACACTCAACCAGAACGGTAGAGTGTACCCTCGTGCAATCCTCGAGAGAGAAGTTCGAAACTACCAGAAGTTCATCAAGGAGAACCGTGCCCTCGGTGAGTGTGATCATCCAGACTCTTCAGTTGTCGAGCTGAAGAAGGTGAGTCACATAATACGAGAGGCACATATGGAAGGTGATGTTTGCTACGGAACTGTAGAACTGTTGGACACACCAATGGGAAAAATACTGCAGAGCCTTGTAGAGTCAGGAGTTACCCTGGGAATCTCCTCAAGGGGTGTAGGTTCTACGAAGAGAGACGGTGATGTACAGATTGTACAGGACGACTTCCAGCTCATCTGTTGGGATTTTGTTGCAGAACCTTCGACACCAGGAGCCTTCATGATGGCAGAAGGCAAGAGAGTTGATCCGAAGTCACTCAATCAGACCTTCACAAAGTCAGACAGAATCGATAGAGTGTTCAATGACATACTCAGTTGGAGGAAGTCTTGAACCGCAATGAGATTAAGGGAATAGTCAAGGAGTGTCTGATAGAGATACTCATGGAGGGAGTTGGCAATCCCTCAGAAAGAATCAGCGAGAACAGAACACAGAGAAAAGTTGCAACTGCACCGCAGCCAACACCTCCTGTAAGAAAATCTCATCTTGACACAGTGACATATGCTCAGAGGACAGCTTCTGTCCCGAAGCCACCTGTTAGAGCACAGCAGAAAGATTCTTATAGAGAACTTGCCAACGGTAATGAGGTGATGGCCTCGATATTTGCCGACACAGCTTCTACTACGCTAATGGAGCAAAGAGAGAGCGTCGGTGCAATGGCAGCTCACTCTTCAGCAAATCCTGTGATAGATACTGGTGTCGATCCAACTATGTTTGACGGCTCAAGGAATTGGGAAGCTTTAGCGTTCTCGGAAAAGCGACCTGGCCAGTCGCATCGATAGCAACTGAATACATAAGAAAAGAGCATAATCGCTCGGAGGTATAAATGTCAGCACCACTTAAGCTCACCCCAGCTCTCCTCCGTAGAATCGTGAGAGAGGAGAAGGCTCGCATTGTTGCAGAGGCAAAGAAGAAGAAGATGAAGGAGGCGGACGAGATTGCTCCTGATGCCAAGGAGCTCGACGCCGACGAGCAGGCTTCTGCAGTAAAGCACGCAGAGAATCACTACAAGGGCCTCGAGGAGAATGCTCGTCGCCTTCGTCAGCTTGACGAGACCGAGAAGAGGCTCGTCAATCAGCTTCGCCAGATCCGTGAGTCTAAGACCAGGGTTCGTGCGAGGATCAAGAGAAGCGTCTGATAGACGATAGGGAGATCAGCCATGCCAACTTACACACATCCGACCAT